AGGTGTCGGTCTCTTACCAAGGTTCTCTTTCTGATTTCCACCTGTATTAGGTCCAGTCTTTACAGGAACTAAAGCTCCAGGCTTCTTGTTTCTGTTCTGTTGATTCTGTGCACCAGCTTTCGCAGCCTGAGCTCTACCTTTTGGTGATGCAGGTCCACCAGCTCTCTCTGTAATAAACTCGCCGTAAGTCTTCATCTATCTGATTTTTAGTTATTTATCTTTGCTGCCTTCCTTAATCAATTTCATAAGATCGGCAGTGGAACCTGTCATGTAGATGTTGTTCTGGGTGTTGCTGGTTGCAACCTTCACCTCTTCAATCTCAACATCCTTCATCTTCTTGTGGAGGTCTTGAAGTTTCTCAACCACCTCCGCAGCATTCTTCGCTCCATTGAGAGCCACCTCATATGCGCGGGGATGGTCTGATTCCTGAGCAACCTCAAGGGCGCCATCCACCGCCTCCGCCATCTTCTCAATAAGGGAGTAAAGTTCACCTCTTGCATACTGGTAGTCTTTCTCTGCATCATCTTTCTTATCTGAAATAACAATCTTTGGTCTCTCTTTCTTGATTGGTTTTACAACCTCAGCAGGAGTAATACCAAAAGTGTTGTCCAATGATTCAAAGTTACTCATTATCCAAGCCCAAAGAAATCTTGATCATTACTGTAAATGTCCTCAAATGCTTCAACGGCAGTGTACGCATCACTTGCTGGATTGATCTCATCTCTTGGAATTGGAGGTGTATCAGTTGATGCCACCTCAGCAGAGTAACGAAGTTCTGCAGGACGCCTAACTGTGTCAGATCTGTAATCCAGAGTGACCTTACGAATATCCCTTGCTGCATCCACAGGACCAAAGAGATAAGTCTTCACTGTAAAATTCAGTGTCCAGATGAGTGTTCTTCTCTGTGAATAATCACCCTCATAATCATCAGTATAACCCACGCCGTTAAGGACAACTGCAATGTCGCGTTCCTCTTTGGTTTCATCAATCACCTCAATGGATACATTCAACGAAGGGTGGAAGTGTGGAAGAATCTGTTCTAGAATCTGTAGTCCATCATCCTGATTCTTAGAGATGATAGCCATTGAGATGTCAAGGTTGTATGGAACAGGCATGTACTGTGCATACTGCACTGGTTTTCCATCACCATCCTTACCTGATGGAGGAGCAATCCTTGCCATCTGTGTTGGTACCAGTTTCCTAGAGCCATCATAATGAAGTCCAGTAATCTCAAATGACATTCTTGGTAGAGTGATCTGAGTGGACTGCCTCTCAGGAGTTGGCTCGGCAGCAATCATTGCCAAGTACTTCTGAGTCGGTCCGTATTTAATGGGAACCTTTAGTGACTCTAGTGCACCATCCTTCCTTTTAGAATCTTTACGCTTGATAACAATGTTATTAAACAGCGTACCAAACGCAATTATACTCTTTCTGAAAATCTGGTGATAATGATATTTTCCTAACATTACAAAAGTTTATCTACAACCTTATTTAGTCCTAGATGAAACCAAAGGGGTTCTCATCACCAATATCAAGAATCTTTATCTCATTGAACTCTTCTTGTATTGTGATGTCATCATTGAATGCAGTGTCTCTTGTCTTAGCTTCATTAGAGATATAAACCGCTCCACTTGTCTGTCCAATAATGATTACATTATCAAACTTATTGTCCTCAATGTTACCTGTTTCTCTGTTGAGTCTATCGGGATCAACGTCACTTACATCACCCAGAATCAGTTTCTGATTCCTTACATTCCATTCCATCACTGTTGCAGTGACAAAAGGAATTCTTTCAATGAATCCAGGATCCTTATATAACTGATGTTCAATCTTTAATCGATTGATTTCTGCCATGTTAGGTGTTCCATCTTCATTGAAGAGTGGCAACTCACCAACCTCATTGTATTGATAGATGGCAACATCTTCCTGCTTATCAAAGGATAGGTAACCACCTCTGTCCATGGACATCTCTAACCTGTAGTAGTCAGGTTTCTCTTGCAAGTCGTCAACCTCTGAATAACCAGTGGAGAAAGACTCACCAGAGTACTCAAACTTCTCACACTGCAGTTCAAACACATACCCTTTACCTAACTGAAAGAAGGGTTGATCAAACATCACATACTTGATTTCAAAGATTCCATCATCAAAAGGGAAGTAAACTAAGTCACCTTCCTTAGGTCTTGCCGCTGTGTGTCCAATGTTCTTATCTAATTCATCTGTGTAATCTGATGTCTCCTCAATCGCGTCATAATAACTCTTGATATAGGGTGCATAACTTGTGATGAATTCAGACCTTGACATCACCAGGTTGACTTCATCAGAGTTCCTAACACCAAACTTAGTGAGAAGTTCCATTCCATTCTGGTAACCAGAGAATGACTTCACATACACAGGCATTGGAAGAGCGAGTTCAAAGGTACTCTTGCTTCCTTCGTGTAAAAGTTTGTCCAGATTCAAATGCTTACGAGGCATATAAAATATGTCAAGACCATAAATCTTGATTTGTTCTCTTGTCAGATCGTCAACTAACTCTTGTTCTGGTGAATAACCAGTAGTGTTGGAAAAGAAACTAGAAGTATGTGGCATTTACCCTACCATATCAAGAACTGGATCTGCCCAATCCATTGCAAATCTATCTTTTAAAGTCTGTAATTCTGCTTGTGCGTCCTGTAATATCTGCTGTCCATTGATAACAATACCACCAGGCAACTGAACCTGCTGGTATTTTGTGAGGTTTCTGCCCCATTGTGCCTTGACTAATGCTGTGGCATATTCTTTGAGGAACAAGTCATCATAAATGTCTGGGTATACTTCTGGGTTAGGTTTAATCATACACTCAATCACCATCATCCCCTTCATCCTGTTCAAGTTACCATCAATGGTAAGACGATGCGTTCTCTGGTTGAAGTTAAATGATTTGGGTGGAAAGAACATCCACTCAATCAATGCCATGTATTCCTGGATTGCATAGTAAGAAGTCAGCATTGAGTTCACACTGCCACAACTGTCTCCTGTCAGAGAACCAAGAAGCATTGGAAACATCATTCCACCAGGAATAATTCCTTGTCCAAAACTTGAAATACCTGAGTTCATTATTCTTACAACACCAATCACATCATCAGGTAATTGAACAAAGTTCTTTTGTTGCTTGTATTCTTTTCCATCTAACTCCTCAACAGGATAAAAACTCTCAAAGGCATCCTTAAAGTCATCATCAATGTTAAAGACAATATATCCTCTCTCAGTTCCATTGAAGTGATGTTTCTCATGAAAGAACTGTAGTGCGTCACTGATAGCAATGTCCATCTGCTCATCAGCCACATTAACTTCAAGGACAGGAGCACCTAATTTATACTTGACGTATTGTTTGAACTCTGATCTGTTCTGTGGGTTTGCAATACTCATTTCTCTTCAGTAACGATTCTGAATGCTGGCGCTTCCAGCTTGATGGTTTGGGTTGGTGTAGTTGCAGCTGCCTTCTCAATCAACTGTTCCATCTGTTCTTTGGTGATTCCACCACCATTATTTTTCTCTCCTGCCTTCTTTGTTGCTGCGACTCCGAATGTCGCGAGCGTACCAGTAAAGACCGAGGCAATGAAGGTTGGGTCGAGTTTTTGTTCTGGAATGCCAAAAGCAGGAGGAAGCTTAATATAGGCAAGAGTAAGAATGCCACCCGACCAGATAAGAATGCCAAGGCGAACCATTGTGGAAAGGACTGCCAGTTGCTCTTCTTTATCATCAATTCCATCCTTTAACTTTTTGAGAATTCCTTTCTTCTCTTCTGGTTTCTGTTCTGTCATAGTCTTCTTAAATGGATTCCACATGACAGAAAGTTTCACCATTGTTATTTAGAAACAAAAAAAGAGGTTGTGGTAACCTCTACGAAAATCAACTTAATTATTAACTTCAAAAGTCTTAGTTGTGTTTCTCCCACTCATCAAATTCAGTGTACGGGTTGAATCGAGTCAGACCTGCAAGGTTGTCTCTGTGACCCTTTAAACGAAGAATGGCGAACTCGCGTCTCTCTTCAGAGTGTTCGTATGCCGTATTTCGCAAAGAGTCTAAGATGTTTTCAAAGAACTCTTTTATTTTGTTCATTGTTTTCGATAGACTCCAATTGAGGTTCGTAGAGTTGTTCGTCAGCTGGTCGTTCTGATGGTAAGAACCAAACACTGCTGTTTGGTGACCACAACCCGTTGGTATTGCCGTAAATGACAATACCGGAGGCGATTAGTTCAATCATTAGTAGTCAGGATGTGCTCCCCAACCATTACGGTTGTTTATATCGTAAAGCCAATTGTCTGGATGAGAGAATTGGTATTTAGTTTGGTTCCAACCGTCGTGAGGGATGCAAGCTCCACCGAGAGCTTGGTAGTTAAGGTCGTTAAATCCATTAACACCCCATGTGTCGTAAATGGGGCATTGAGTGCCAGAGAAACGAGTAGGAGTTTCATAAGCAAACTCTCTACTTGTATCAGTTCCATTACCACCGTCTAGTCCTTCATCGGGAACAGCTAGACGGAATGCACGAGTTACAGACTGAACATACCTACCATCACCTTCAGTACAGGTAACGCTAAAAGCGTTTGCAGTACCTTCACGTAGACGTGATGTACAAGTACCTGTATCTTCTGGAAGGTCAAGTTTACCTTCGTAAGTGGCGGCGAATACTACAGCAGCAGTTTCGGCTACACCTAGGTTTTGTGCTCTTAGTTGTGCTTCATATGGTGCTATGGACATTTTCATCATAGCGGGGGCAGAAGCCCCCATGATGCTAAGTCCCACCATGGTGGACATTAGGTTCATAATAGATCACTCATCTGAAGAAGGAACACCAGGGATGCCGCCATCCATTGTTACTGTCCAGGTTACTGCTGGGTCAGTATCAGATACAGCGGTTACATCAGTATCAGCAACACAGGTTTGTGCGGCAGGAACTGAACTAAAGTTAGTAACGTCAGGACCATCACCACCTGTAAGGAGGGAAATAGAACACTCTTTGGCGTAGTTGACTGCTTCCTGTTGTGCTACTGAGATCTTTGCTCGGTCTTGTGCTTTCAATAGCTGAGGGAGACCA